ATTAACACCCGCTGGAAAACCGACGACCTTTCTGGACGCTTGCTCAAGTTGCAAGGCAGCTTAAAAGCGGACCAGTGGGAGATCCTGGAATTCCCGGCTATCCTGCCGAGCAACACGCCACTTTGGCCGGAATACTGGAGCCTTGACGAGCTTGAACGCGTCAAGATGACCATTGGGATTCAGAAGTGGAATGCCCAGTGGCAGCAACAGCCGACCAACGACGAAGGTGCGATCCTCAAGCGCGAGTGGTGGAAAAAGTGGGAACACAGCGAACCGCCGTATGTGGAGTACATCATCCAGTCGTACGACACGGCGTATTCCAAGAAGGAAACCGCTGACTACTCGGTCATCACGACCTGGGGCGTGTTTTTCCCGGACGCCGATTCGGGACCCAATGTCATTTTGCTGGATTGCACGCGAGGGCGCTGGGACTTCCCGGAGCTCAAACGGATCGCCAAGGAGCATTATCGGGAGTGGAATCCTGACAATGTGCTGATCGAGGCCAAAGCAACAGGGATCACGCTGCAACAGGAGTTGCGGAAGATGGGCATTCCTGTGACGATGTACTCGCCGGGTGGCCGACGAGCGGGACAAGACAAAGTGTCCCGAGCGCACGCCGTCGCGCCAATCTTGGAGTCTGGCATGGTCTGGGCTCCGGACACGGATTGGGCACAGGAGTTAGTGGAGGAGTGTGCGGCATTTCCGAATGGCGACCACGATGACATGGTGGATAGTACGACTCAGGCCCTCTTGCGATTCCGTGCCGGTAATTTCATTTCCCTGAACTCGGATTATGAGGACGAGCCTTCTGATCGTGCGCTTGTGCCCACGTACTATTAGCGCATAAAATCCCGTAAACCACTGACGGGAGATTGGGATGAGCTGGCTTAAAAAGCTGATTAATGCGGACGTGATCCGGCAAGTATTGCCAGAAGAACCTGCCCCCGCTCCTGTAGAAAAACAAGACGTGGTCCTTGCCTACGGCCCGGACAGTGATGCACCGGCTGCAGAACAGCTCCGCAATCTAGCTCCTGTCACCCCGCAGCAAATGGCCGCCCCAGAAGGTGCTGGTCCAAGTGGCTATCAGTATTACTCAGGTAACCTTGCGGACGTAGGTTTTGGTCAGGTTAATCCCGCGTTGTACGGCGAGCCTAAAGTAATGAATTACTTTAATCCCGTCACAGGGCAGTACTTTACGACCGCTACACCCCTACCGGAAAGCATTGTTCCAGAAGCCTGGAGTGCTTATGTGCCACAGGGAACGGAGATAGAAAGCGGCTTTTTCAAGGGCCTAAAAACAACGACCGAAGCACCTGATCGTAGCGAATACATCCCCAACGCCATCCAAAGCACAGGCAAAGGCGTTGCAACCATGGCCCCTGCAGAAGAGATCTTGGCAATGCGACAGGGCCGTCCGTTTGGTGAAAGTCAGCAACGGCAATATGGCTACCGCCAACCGCAGCAAATGCCCGTGCGCCAAGCGCCTGCGTTCCGTCCGGACACGTCCCGTCTAAATGGTGACTTTATGGACATGATCCGCAAGTATGCGGACAAGAGCATGATGCCTGCGTTGCCCAAGTTTCAGGTCAGTGCAAACCAGCCACAGCAGTTTGCTGACGGCGGCCCAGTAGCGGGCGTAAACCAAGTCGGAACCGCTGCACAGTACCAAGACTATTTAAATCAGCTGAATAAACCCGTAGGCGGGTTTACGGTCATGCCTTCGGCAACCGCTGAACCGTACATCAAATATCCGTTTAATCCCAACGCACCTAAACCTGAGCCCATCAATACAACTCCTTTCGTTCCAAATCCTACGGGCACCCTTCCAAAAACGGAAAACGGATATAAGGTTCCTGAGTACGACCCAAGTAAGGATCCCATGGTCGCGCTTGGTTACAATCGTTTGATGGCGGATCCCGCTTCATTGGGTTTCAAAACCCATGAATGTGGGCCGATGGGATGTATTTCCCCACAGGTCTTGGGCACTGTCTACAACCCGTCTACCGGACAATACTTTGAAACAAACGCAGGCAATCCGTTTGAAGTAATGCCGGAAGGCTGGCTATATACTCACGGCACTCCTACACAAAAAGCAGGCCGTCCCGCTCCTACGCCAAACCCATCGTTGCCGGGAACACCTGCCCCTACGCCAGCGCTTCCTGAATCACGTGCAGGTGGCTTCCGTTTTGCTCCCGCTGAAAGAGAAGATCGCCGTTATCAGTTTGAGCGCCCTGCACAACCGCAGCAGTCTCGCCCGCAAGAACGCCCACGGTTCACGCCTCAAGGACCTGGTAACAATGCAGGCTTAGACGAAGCGTTGCGCGGGTACAGAGAACGCTCAAACGCTCCCGCACTTCCGCGTGCAAATGGCGGCGACGTTTCGCGAGCAGAGTTGCTCGACTTCCTGAAAAAAAACCGCATGGGAGTCTGACATGCCGTTGCCCGAGTGGTATACCTCGCCGTTCCGCTATAAGCAGGCGGATCTTGATCAGATGGATCTGTACAACAAGCAGATCGAAGACTACAAGACCGCAGCGGAGGCGTATAACGCTGCGTTGGACAAGTACAAAACAGACGTTGAGTTATATAACGAACGTGTGAACGCGTGGAACGCGGGCCCTCGCACGAGTGACTTTGGCTATAAGCCGCCTGCTGAGTTCACGATGGCACAGCCCAAGGCACTTGATTTTACGCAAGAAGATCTTGACGCGTTTCAACAAGAGGCCCAAGCCCGTGCGACGCGAGCCCAGCAAGCGCGCAACACGGCCTATACCGCGGCGATCAACCCCTCACAATACAATCTCGCGGGCTTTAGCTTCGCGGACGGTGGGGATGTATCCGCAGATCGTGCTGCATTTATCAAACAGTGGTACGACGAGAAGTACGGCGACAGGCCTTCACGATATGTTGTCAATGACCGTGGTTACATGACAGATCCGCGGTATAAGGCCTTGATAGCCTCAACACAAAACACAAATACACCGCCCACAAACGAAGCCCCAACTGTAATAGACAAGTCTGCTACAAGTGTAGCCCCAACTGTAATAAACAAGCCATCTACAGGCACGTTTGCTGCCCCTGAAGCTACGGCAACGCCGTCGACAACGCCTGAACAATTTACTCCGTTCTACCCTACGCCAAGCGCAGAACTGCTTCAGTTCTTGAAAGACCAAGGCGTGGATCAGATGTATTTGGTTAAGGACAAACCGGATCCCAACTTCCGTCCGTATTTCCCAAGCATGGACAACATGCCTGAGTTCTTGCAGGACTATCTGCAGCGTACAGGACAGCTTGCTTTGCCTATGTTTGCACAAGGCGGCCCTGTCGACGCGCGGCCCGCGTACCAACGTTTGCTCGCCGCGATCCAAGGTCCACGGAACTTGGCGGAGGGTGGAGATGTAGTACGCGATCCATTGGCGGTCAGTGAAGAAGGGATCACGGCTCAAGGACCACGGGGCATGCCTGAAGGACAGGCAAAGGCCGAGCTCCGTCGCTTTATGGAGGTTATGACTCCGAAGGTTATGGAAAACATGCCGGTGATGGGCATGGCGGTTGCGCCCAAGATGGTTCAGAGAATGGGTGAAGAAGCCGTAAAGCGCTATGAAAAGGTAAGCGACGCGCTGAAAGAATTAAGTAAGCGCGAAGAAAAAGCGCGCATGACTGTGAAAGATTTCTACGCGGATAAAGCTACACGCGACGCGGCAAAGGCCGAGTTGGCAGAGATTCAAGCGCAGCAGCCTGCCTTACGCCAAGAGCTTTTGGAAGCCATGGGTATTCCGCCCGTCAAGCGCGCCGAAGGCAGCCCTGAACAAGGCGAGATGTCCACGGACGAATTTGTCCGCCAGTTCATGACAGAAGACCAAGCGGTACAGGACGCGGAACGCACGCATGGCGAGTATCTGCAGCAGGAAGGCAAGGAACAGAAGTACGAAAACGTGTACGACGCGCTGTTCCGCAGAAACGTGGACGTCAAGACCAACGAAGATTATCGCCCTGATCTGTTGCCTATTTTCCGCAGTGCGGCAGTTCGTGCGGTTATGAGCGAAAAGCCAACGGCAGGAGTGGACTACGAGCACTACCCAGCGCTGCCCTCCGGCGTGTCTTCTCGTGGCGTGGTCAGTGATCAGAAATCCCGGAGCAAGATGACCGCTGCAGACGAGCTGAGTCTCGTGAACGATGCGATCAAATCCATTGGCGGCGGTACGTTGAAAGTGGACGATAAGGGCAACCTGTACCTGACCGACTATTACGACTTCAACATGACCGACCCGACCAAGATCCGTGACCTGTATGGCGCACAGCGGTTCGGCATGGGAGTGCTGGATAAGCTGGGTATGTTGCACAACTACCGCACAGAGCTTAACCTCGGCAACAAATACGACCTGTTCAGTGGTCTATCGAAAGAAGAAGTGGATGCAGCCCTGCAACGCGCGAAAGTGCAGACATTTACTCCGCAAGGGCGTAAAGTAGTGAATCCTGAGCCCATCGGCGGAACCCCAGACGGTGCATAACGTATGCCAGTAGATAAAGCAGTCAACCAAGCCCCGGCCCTTGAGCTGATCGTCAATGACATCGAGGAGCCGGAAGTCGAAATCATCCTTGAGGATGATGGCGGTGCTACTGTCGAGATCGGCGAAGACGATTCTGCTGACGTAGATTTCTACGCCAACTTGGCAGAGGTCGTCGATCCGGACGCCTTGGGCCGTGTCAGTATGGACTTGATGGATTTATTCCAGTCCGACAAGTCATCGCGCGAGGAATGGGAAAGCCAGTACACCAAAGGTCTTGAGCTTCTTGGCTTGAAGATGGAAGAGCGCACGCAGCCATTCCGTGGCGCGTCAGGCGCGGTCCATCCAATGTTGACCGAGGCGGTTGTTCAGTTCCAGTCGCAGGCGTTTAAGGAACTGATGCCAGCAGGCGGTCCTGTCCGTACGCAGGTCGTGGGCCGTGAGACACTGGACAAGGCGCAACAAGCCGCCCGTGTTCAGGAGTTCATGAACTATCAGATCACCACCGTGATGAAAGAGTTTACTCCTGAGATGGATCAGGCGTTGTTCTATCTTGGTTACGGTGGTTCGGTGTTCAAGAAGACCTATCACGACTCCACGCTGGGTCGGATGGTGTCCAAACTGGTCTTGGCGGACGATTTGTACATCCCGTACACCGGTTCAAGCGTCATGAGCCAGTGTCCACGCATTACGCATCGCATTGCGATGTACGAAAACGACTTCAAAAAGCGTGTTTGGGCCGGTGAGTACTTGGATTACTACATCCCAGACGCCGAAGACGCGCTTCGTGTCAGCGATATTCAGGATGGAATCGACCGAATTGTCGGTTTAGAGCCGACTTCCAACACCGACGAGGTGTTTTTGCTTGAATTCCACGTCGATTTGGACTTGGAAGGCTTTGAAGATCGCGATGAAGACGGTAATTACACCGGAATCAAGCGTCCGTACGTCGTAACGGTCGAAGAAAGCACCGGTCAGGTGGTTGGAATCCGCCGGAACTGGCGTGAAGACGACGATCTGAAGGCCAGAATTGAGTATTTTGTCCATTACGTGCTGGTCGAAGGCCTTGGCGCGTATGGTTTGGGCTTTGTACACCTGATTGGCGGTCTTTCTAAGGCTGCAACAAGCTCATTACGCCAGTTAATCGACGCCGGAACGCTGGCAAACCTGCCTGCAGGCTTCAAAACCAAGGGCGCACGCATTTCTGACTCGGATGATCCGCATCAGCCGGGCGAATGGCGCGATATTGACGTCGGTGGTGCCGATCTGAAGGCATCTTTGCTGCCGTTGCCGTACAAAGAACCGTCACAGACGCTATTTGCGCTGTTGGGATTCACTGTGGATGCCGGTCGCCGTTTGGCGAGCATTGCAGACATGCAGGTGGGCGATGGCAACCAAGGTGCAGCCGTTGGAACAACGATTGCGCTGTTGGAACGTGGTTCAATGGTCATGTCGGCCATTCACAAGCGCTTGCATTACGCACAGAAGCTCGAATTCGAGATGCTGGCGCGTGGTTTTGCGGACTTTTTGCCGGACGAGTATCCGTACGATGTCCCTGGCGCATCGCGCAAGATCAAGAAGCAGGATTTCGACAACATGGTGGCCGTGCTGCCGGTTGCCGACCCGAACATCTTCTCAACTGCGCAGCGCATTACCCTTGCACAGACTCAGTTGCAGC